GACCGGGGCGATGCAGCGTGGACGACCGGGGCCGGCGGCTCGCCGCCCGACCTGCTCCAGTCCACCACCATCGCGACGCTCGCCTCGCAGACGAGCTTCACGCTGACCGCGGGCTCGGCAGACGACGACGCGTACAACGGGGCGCTCGCGGTGGTGACGGACCAGTCCACCGCCGAGCAGAAGGCCGTCGGCATCGTGCTCGACTACACGGGATCGTCGAAGACCGTCACGCTCGACGGCGACCCCGGGATCTTCACGATGGCGGTGGGCGACTCGATCGCCATCATCGCCACGAGCCCGGCGGCGAGCGCGCCCTCGGCTGCGGCCATCGCTGATGCCGTGTGGGATGAGGCGCAGTCCGGCCACACCACGGGCGGCACCTTCGGCGAGATCGCGACCGAGATCGCGTCGATCCTCGTGGACACCGCCGAGATCGGCGCGGCGGGGGCCGGCCTCACCGAGGCGGGCGGCACGGGCGACCAGCTCACGGCGCTCGCCACGGCGGCCAATCTCGCCACCGCGCAGGCCGACCTCGACACCCTCACCGGCGCCGACGGGGTGACGCTGGCGACGAGCCAGCCGAACTACGCGCCAGCGACAGCCGCGGCCCTCGCGACCGTGGACGGCAACGTCGATGCGATCCTCGCCGACACCGGCACCGACGGCGTGGTGGTCGCTGCGGCCTCCAAGACGGGCTACACCATCTCCGGCACCCTCACCACGCTCGACGCCCTCGACACCGCCCAGGACGCGCAGCACGCGCAGACGCAGAGCGACATCGCAGCCGTTCCGACCGTCTCCGAGATCTGGGCCGGCATCACCGCGGCTGCCGGGCGCTTCATCGCCGATCACACCCTGCGCCGGTCCTTCGCCTCGGCGGCCGCCTCGAGCGACGGCGACACCAAGAGTTTCCGCTCGCTCCTCGGGGCGGTCGCGAAGCTCGTGAACAAGGTGTCGATCTCCGGGACCACGCTCACGGTGACGGAGGCCGACGACACGACGAGCCTCGGCACCCAGACCCTCACGACGGACGCCGCGGCGGAGCCCATCACGGGCGCCGACACGACGTAGCCGATGGCTGCGGGGTTCCGCGATGTCCTCGCCCTCTCGGGTGTCTGGCCGTCCGCCCCCGCCGCGGCACCGACCGGAGCGGGCTTTCCGGGCCTGCTCGAGCTGTCCGGGATCTGGCCGTCCGCCCCGGCCGGCGGGGCGCCTGCGGCCGACGTTGGGTTCCTCGACCTCCTCTCCCTGCAAGGGGTGTGGTTCCCGGGCGCCCCGGGAGAGGCGCCTGAGCCGCGTGAGCCGGGCGCTGGGCGACGCACGCGCCGACCCCCTCTCTACGACCTGCTCGAGCGCCAGCGCGCCCTGGAGCGGCGCCTGCGCGACGAGCGCGACTGGCTAGACTTCCTCCTCATCTGGCAGAGTGACGACCGATGGCGGCACTGACGACCTGCATCCGGCGCCACCGCGCGGCCCTCGACGCCGCGGGCGTGGACGTCGAGGCTCTCAAGGGGCGGCTCGCGGAGCTGCGCACCGTCGACGGGCTCGAGCCCCGTGTCGCGGCCATGACGGCGGTCGAGGAGTTCCTCGACGAGGCCGAGGGGGCCCGGGCGGGGACCGTCGCCGAGATCGAGCGCCAGGGCGGGCGGGCGCCGGCGTTCGAGTATCGGCGAGGGGTGGCTCCAACTGCGGAGGCCGGAGCTCCAACTGAGCCGGTCGAGGGTGTGCCGAGGCCGGCAGAAGCGGCGCCAGCAGAGCAAGGGCGCTGGCAGGTGAAGCGCGAGTCTCAGGGCACCACCGCCAACCATCGCAATGTACGCGCCACCGTGACTGCCCCGGACGGGCGCGAGACGTTCGTCATCGTCAGCTACCCGAAGGAGGAGCAGCTCTCCGCCGGAGAGATCAAGAAGCGGGCGATTGCCCGGGCGCAGGAGCGCCTTGGACCTCAGCCGCCCCAGGCCCAGACACCGCCCGTCGTGCCCGCCGAGCCTGCGGCGGCTACCATTCCCGCCCAAGATGAGGGTGCTCCCGCTCTTGCAGAGGCTCGTGAACGCGATGTGGGCGTGGTGGACGTGGCACGTGCGGGGGCAGCGCGTGATGTACCCGCACCGGCGGGCGGCCGACAGAGCCTCACCGCTGACACGCGACGGGCCGTACAAGCCGCGGGAACCGCAGGCGCCGGGAGTGCCACCGGGCTGCTGCGAGGACGAGCCCTCCCAGAGCCCGGCGCTTCCGTCTCGCCGACGCGTGCGCAAGCTGGTTTCGGCACGCCGAAGCCGCCAGCGGCGCCCTCGGAGCCGATAGGGCGCGCCCGCATCATCCGCAACCTCGAGCGCGACCTCGGGGTGGGGATCTTCCAGGGGCGGATGAAGGGCAAGCGCTCGCACCTTGGGTTCTACAAGGCCCGCAACCAGGAGGTGCGCACCCGGGAGTTCGGGGATCTGGAGGTCACCGCCCATGAGATCGGCCACTTCCTCGATGACGCCCACAAGCAGCTCCAGGCGCTCATCGTCCGCCACGGCGCGGAGCTGACCAACGTCTCCGACTACTCGCGCTCACAGAAGGCCCCCGCAGTCCAGCGCTCTGAGGGCTTCGCCGAGTTCATGCGGCTCTTCCTCACTCAGGAGCCGCTCGCGATGGAGGTCGCGCCGGCCTTCTACGCCGACTTCGTCGAGTGGGTGCGCGCCGATCCCAAGCTCACCCGGGCGCTCGAGCAGGCGCAGCTCGACATGCACGGCTGGTACCAGCAAGGGGCGCTCAACCGCGCCCTCTCCCGGATCGGCCACGAGCGGGTGCCGCTGCGCGAGCGGGTGCGCGAGGAGACCGAGGGCGCCTGGGATCGCGCTACTCAGCAGACGCTCGATCATCTCCTCGGGGTGCGCCGCATGGAAGAGGCGCTCGCGAGCGAGAACCGCGATCCGAGCGCCTACGCAACGAGCGAGGGCCGCGAGGCGCTGCTCGGCGTCGCCCGCACCGTCGAGGACGTGAAGGCGCTCGCCCGCGAGAACCGCGCGGCAGCCCGCCAGATGCGCAACGATCCAGACCTCTCCGGCGAGGAGAAGGCGAGCATCGACCGGGCCCTGCGCGCCGAGCGCACCGAGATCTTCAAGCGCGCGAGCGAGTTCTTGAGCCGCCAGCAGATCGAGCAGATGCGTCGCGAGCTCGCCGCCGAGACGGCGAAGACGCCCTAACTGTTTGCATCGTCCCGCCGGCGCGGGGATACTCCGCCCCGGTCCCCGACCCGAGCTGAATGCCGGCCTCGCTCACCGGCAGCGCTGATCGAGGCGTCGCGTACCTCACACCGTCGGGGTGGACCACGGACGGCGCACGACCCTCCTCCCTCGTGCGCTCCGGCGGTGTGAGGCGCGCGGATGATCAAGGCGACCGACTCCCTGCTGCTGCGCTCGGTGCGCGAGCACGAGGGCTTCTCCCCCACCCCCTACAAGTGCCCGGCCGGGTATCTCACCATCGGCTACGGGCTCAACCTCGAGGCCGGGATCAGCGAGGCCGAGGCCGAGGCCGTGCTCCGGGTGCGGCTCGCTCGGATCATCGAGACGCTCTACGGCCGCTACGCCTGGTTCCCGCTGCTCTCGCCGGCCCGCCAGCGCGCGATCGTCGAGATGGCCTACCAGCTCGGCATCGAGGGGCTCGCGAAGTTCCAGCGCATGCTCCGGGCGCTGCGCGAGGCGCGGTTCGATGCGGCCGCCGCCGAGATGCTCGATTCCGCGTGGGCCCGCCAGACCCCGAAGCGTGCCGAGCACTGCGCGCGGCTGATGCGGGAGGGGTGAGCATGAGCCCGGGTGAAGCCTCCGCCCTCGCCCTCGCGCTGGTGCTCGTGATCGTGTTCCTGGTCGCGCGGCTCGATCCGTGAGCACCACCGTCATGGGGAGGAAGTGATGAGCCTCGTAGGTGCCATCGGCAGCATCTTCTCTGGCAGCACCAAGGGGATCATCGAGGGCGTCGCGAGCGCGGTCGATCGCTTCGTGGAGACCGACGCCGAGAAGAAGGCGGCGCTCCTCGAGGTCGAGCGCGTGGTCACCGAGCGCATGCGGATCGCGGAGGAGTCTGCGCGCGCCACGGTGGACGCGCGTATGCAAGTCATCGTCGCCGAGCTGAAGAGCGGCGATCAGTACGTCTCCCGCACGCGCCCGATGATCGCCCGGTGGGGGCTCTACATCATCTTGTTCAACTACTGCGTCGTGCCGGCCTTCAGCCGCGCCGTGGCAGTCTTCCGTCCCGGTGACCCGGTCGAGGCGCTCCTCGCGCCCTTCAACCTTCCGCTCGAGTTCTGGGTCGCGTGGGGTGGCGTCGTGGGGGTGTATGCCATCGGCAGGAGCTTCGAGAAGCAGACCGGGACCGCGACCGCGCTCAGCCGGCTGATGACCGGGAACAGGCCGCGGGTCGAGATGATGGATCGGCCATGACCGAACTCAACGCCACCGTCACGGCGGTTTCCCTCGCTCTCGTCGCTGGAATTCAGGCCGGGCACGGCGTCAGCAACCCGCTCGGCCGGATGGTGGTCTGTGCGACGGTCTACGTCGCGCTCATTATCGCGGTGTTGTCCTGATGTGGACTGCTGTCACCACTACCTGCACGCGAGCCGGCCCATCCGGCCCCGGGGATGGTGCCCGGTGCAGCAGCGATGGTGCTGGCGGCTGTGGGTGCATGGGCCGCTCTCGGGCATGCACCACGCCATCCGGCATGGCTGGGCGCGCGCTCGGCTGCGCTGGTGGCTCTGTGGCTTCGCCTGCGGCGCTCTCGCAGGCGCAATGACGGAGGGATGGGTATGGGCTGGCTGAAGGCGCGACTGGGCGAGGACGGGACGTACGCGGGGCTCGCGGTGCTGTGCGTGGTGGTGGCGCTGCTCGCGAGCACGACCGGGGCCGACTGGCTCGTGCTGCCAGCGGTGATCGGCGCGGCGGCCTGCGGAGCGCTCGCCATCGGGATCCCGCAGAAGATCCGCGATCGGTGGTAGGGCGGTGCCGGGCGAGCCGAAGGCGGGGATCTCCCTCGCCGGCCTTCTCGAGCGCCGAGGCATCGATGCGGCGGTGCTCGCCCTCATCCTCGGGATCCCCGGGGTGAGCGGCTATCGCACCATCGGCGAGCGGCTCGACTCCCTCGAGCAGCGGCTATCGAGCCAGGAGCTTCAGATCGCCGTCGCTCTCGCGCGTCGGGACGGCGCCGACAAGGTGGGCGACGAGAAGATGGCGGCGATCCAGCGGCTCGTCGACGAGATGCAGCGCCGGCTCGAGCGCATGGAGCGCCAGCGCGCGGCACCAGCGTACCCGAGCACCAGCACCGGGACGGGAGCGTTGTAGAAAGGCCCCCCGACCGTCACCGGCCGGGGAGCCGCCTGCTTGCCGGGGCAGGCTAAAGGGTTGATGTAGAATCGGTCTCTCGGCTCCGGGAGAGCGGAAAATGCTCCTTAGGAGATCATGGGCTTACCGGATGTTATCCACAGCCCGCACCGCCGCGCGCATGCGCTCGACCGGGGCTTGCGTGTAGGTCTCCTGCGTGACCCGGTAGTCGGCGTGCCCGAGCTGGTGCTGCACAGCCACCAGATCGCCTGTCGCCTCCAGCATCCGCTGGCCCGCAATCCGGCGCAGATCGTGGAATGTGACCGGGCCGATCTGCGCCTTCTTCCGGATCTGCACCCACCTCGCGCCCATGACGTCTCGCTTGTACGGGCGCCCCCGAGCGTCGCTGAAGACGTACGGTCCTCGCTCCCGCTGCTTGGCGATGACCGCGACGGCGGTGGCGTTCAGCATCCGCACCCCGTGCCGGCCCGACTTCTGGGTCGCCGGTGTGAAGATGAGGCGATCGGGCAACACGCGGTCCCACGTGAGATGCAGGATCTCGCTCAGTCGGCACCCGGTCGCCAGGGCGAAGAGGATGATGTCGCGCATGGCGGGATCGGCCGCGAGGAACACCCTGGCCTCCTCGGCCGGGGTGAAGTCGCGCCACTGCCTCGGCTCGAGGGCGACGCGATCGCGCTTCGTCATCGTGCGCCCGGCGAACGGGTTCGGGCAGTCGAGATCGTGCTCGGCCTGCATGTAGCGCACCGAGCGCGCAGCCATGCTCAGCTCCCTCGCCACGGTGCGGGGCTGCGCGCCCGCCGCCTTGCGCAGCTCTCGGTACTCGCGGACCCGGGCGCCGTTAAGCGTGCAACGATCGGGATCGTCGCTGAGGGTGTCGCCATCGAACCACATGAGGCGATCTCAGCGGTCGCCGCCACTCTCTGTCGCCTGCCACTGCCGCAGCTCTGCCGGCCGATACCGGACGCGATTGGCGAGCGTGACATAGGGTACGGGTCGATCGCGGCGGCGGCGCAGCCGGGCCAGATCGTGGCCGCTCACACCCAAGAACGCAGCCGCCTCGCTCGGCGTCATGAGCGCGTCGAGCTGGTTTCCTTGGCGCTCTATGCGGTCGATCCTCGCCTCGAGCGTATCCATGCGCGCATTGAGCCTGGAGAGCCGGTCGTGAGCCCTGGCAATGGCCCCCATCGAGGTCGTGGCGATCTTGAGATCTGCGACCTTGACGGCATGGTGCACGTCCGCCTCGCTGGCGGCGAACCCCAGCGCTTTCACGGCCCTCTCCGCCATCTCCTCGTACATCATGCCTTCGAGGAGGCCGGCGTTCTGCTCCAGCCAGGCTGTTAGGCGATACCGCTGACGATCCGTCAGTGCCTCACCGCTCATCCGTGCCATCCTCCCACTCGTCCTCGTTCGCTGGCCCGGTCGGCACGCGCAGGACGCCGCTCACGCCGATCTCGAGGGCGCCGGAGTGCTCGATCGCCTTGAGCCGCGGGTGCACGTATTTGCTGCACTCGGAGAGCGCCCGCAGGCGGCGATCGGGGTCTTCCTTCTTGTCGTAGCCGATCGCGGCCATCTCGATCAGCGGGTCGAACGTGCTGCTGCGCACGCGCTGACGCATGCGCTCGAGGAGGTCCATCTTCGCCTTGTTCGGGGTGCCGCGAGTGCGACCCCCCGTCTTCTTGCCCTTCGCCATCTACTTTTCGGCCCCTAGACGCCGCATGTGCTTCGCCGCCGCGTCCCCGAGTCTCTCGACCGGCTTGGCGGCGTAGTGCTCGAGCTGCCGCTCGCTCATGCCGGTCTGGGTCGGCTGTCCGGCCCGCAAGCGGGCCAGCTCCGCCCCCATGTACCGGCGCTGTCGCTCTGTCGTGGCGGGCATCAGGCCGCCCTCCTCTCTCGTCGCTCACCGCGCACCGCCCATGCGTCCTCGATGAGGTCGCCGAGCGAGACGGTCTGAGTGTAGACCCCGAGCACCCGATCTCCGTACTCGAGCGCCCACGTGTCGGCCCGGTCGCAGGCGAGGCGCATGCGGTGCAGGCCGGGCTCGGGGCGGCGGTTGTCCGCCGGCGTGCGGTACAGCGGATCGTCGCTGAGGAAGACGAACACGATCTGCGGGCGCCGGCACGCGCGGATGTGCGTCCAGTGCTCGCGCATCACCCGCACGACCTCCCGGTAGGTTGCCGCGCGGAGATCGATGGGGGTGTAGCCGCGGGCCATCAGGCGAGCGGCCTCCCGTCCGGGCCGAGCAGGTGGATGGGGCGCCCGTCCGGGCCCCTCGGGGCGTCGAGCCCGAGGATGCGCCGTCCGCGCTCGATGGCCGCCCGTGTCTCGGGATCCATGCGGGCCTGGTCGCGGGCGCGGCGCTCGGCCTCGAGCGCGGGCTTGAGCGCCTCGCCGATCGTGACGCGGAACCCGAATACGTCGGGCTCCATCTCGTGGAACCAGAGCAGCGCCCAGCCGTCGGTGCCACCGCCCGCGTACTCCGCGATCACGTCCTGCACCGCCCCCGGCATGTCGTCGGGGCGCAGGTGGAACCGGATCTGCTCGTGGAAGAGCTGGCGCGCGAGGTCCTCGTTGTCGAGGACGAGCTCGGCGCCCTGCTCGGCCCGGGGGAGCCGCCCGTGACGCTGCCGGTAGGCATCGACGGCGCGCAGCACGAATCGATGCGCGGGGCCGGGATCACGCGAGACCGGGCGGCGGCGGCTCATCGTGCTCACGCGCATCCTCCTGGGTCTCTATCCACGCTCTCAGCCGCGACTCGTAGCGCCAGCGGCCAGTGTCGTAGGCGTGCGTGCCACCGCGCAGGCCGTGGCCGTTGCGCTCGCGATCGCCCGCGCCGTGCACCAGCTCTCGAGCTGCCAGCCAGTCGGCAAGCCGGTAGCGCACCTGTCACCCCCACAGCCACAGCGCCGCCACTGCGCCCGTCATGCCCGCGCCGGCGAGGAAGCCCCAGCACCACGCCTGCCGGATCCGCTGTGCCAGCCAGGACTGGCCGGGGCTACGGTGCTGCGTCCACGGGATCTGCATGGCTCTCCTCCTGTGCTGCCGCGTGTGCCCCCGGGTCCTTGCGCCTGAGCCGCTCGTCGAGGGCGGCGGCGACGATGACGACGGCGCGCCCTACGGAGCGGTCGGAGACGGCCTGCGCCTGCGCGTAGAGCCGGTCCATCACCGCGCGGGTGTCGTCGTCGGTCCAGGCGGAGGTCACGCGCATACCCTCTTGACATATCGGCCCATCGGGCCTATCGTGTGTGCATGGAGGGCGCCATCCCGGCCGACCCCCAGACCGGAGACAGACCGATGACCACGATCACCCTGCCCGAGAGCGCGCACCCCGACCTGCCCCGTGTCTGGTGGACCGACGGGGGCGCCGGCAGCCCCGCCGTCATGTACGAGGCCGACTCCGCTGAGGAGGCCGCGCAGGCGTACGTAGACGATGGATCGTGGGGCGACCCGCCCTACGGTGACGTCACCCAGACCACGTGGGTCGACGTCTGGGTCTGGCAGCCCGGGCGCGAGGACGACCGCGAGTGCCACACGATCACCATCGAGCCCGACGAGCCCGAATGCTCCGAGGCCGCCCACGAGTGGCGCGACGTCGGCACGTGGGGTCACGGCGGCGGCGTCATCATCGAGGAGCGCTGCCGTCATTGCGGACTCAAGCGCATCACCGACACCTGGGCTCAGCGCCGGGACACCGGGGAGCAGGGTCTGCGCTCGGTGGCGTACGAGAGCCCGGACGACGGTGACGACTGCGACGACTACGACGACTACGACGCAGACGTCGAGCAGTAGCCGATGCCCTACCAAGCCCCCACTGGCGAGGAGGTCCGCGACCTCCTCCGTCGCTGGTCGCTGACGGGCTCCGCGGCCGGCGCTCTCCTCGATGTCGATTCGCGCACCGTGCGCAAGTGGACCGGGGGGGAGCGCCGGATGCCATTCCCCGCGCTCTACACGCTGGCGCATCGAGCCGCCGGCGTGGAGCTCCACCCGCAGTCGTGGCGCGAGCAGCTCGCGGAGCAGTAGCACGCTCACTGCACCGTCGCCCTCGCCTTCCGACCGCCGCCGAGCGGCGACTTGCTCGTGCCGTCGAGGGCGGCGGGGAACGCCTGGTGTCCCTCGCCGTCCGCCCCGCTCTCGGGCAGCTCCGCTTGCTCGGGCGCGTCCTCGTCCTCGATGTCGCGTTGCGTGTGCCCCTGGAGCTGGACATTGACGCTTTCGGCGAGATAGCGCCGATTCAGCCATGGCACTTGCCGATCGGGATCGTCGAGGTCGGATTGGATCTGAAACGCGAGCTCGACCTGAGCGCCGGCGATCGGGGTAGCCCGGAACTTGCGCACCACGGCCGAGTACAGAGTCAGCTCGTCGCGCGTCTGGGTGACGCTCGGGACGCTCAGCACGACGTGCACCCCGGCCGACTTGCGGGCGAACGACAGGGGCCCGGAGAGGCCGACCTCGCGGACGTTTCCGTCGTCGTCCCACAGCACGGCCCGCCAGTACGCCGCGGAGCCGGCCTCGAGCTGGTCGAGGACGGTGTGCGGCAGGGCGGCGGTGAGGCTGATGTCGATGCCGCAGACGCGCTCATCGCCGTGCACCTCGCGGCGCAGTTTGAGGTGCGTCGGCACGGCGTGGTCGCACTCGAGCCAGAGGGCGTAGTCGTGGCGCTCTTCGTCGGGTTGCTTAGCCATCAGAACGGATTCTCCTGCGCGTGTGAATGCGCGATCGGCTCGATCACGCGCGAGTCGAACTGCGGGCCGACGTAGCCGATGAGGCAGGCGTCGGCCGCGTTGGTGTTGCGGCGGACGTGGCGGAACGCCGACGCGCCGAAGATGGCGAGGGCGACGTCGCGGCTCGCGTCCTTCGGGACCTTGAGCCCCTTGGTGCTGCGCAGACCCACCCGGGACTTCCACGAGCCGGGGGCGATGTACGTGACGGCGTCCCCGTGAGCCTGGAGCACGGCCTTCAACGCCCCGAACGCCTCGTAGAACCCGAGCATCGCCGCCCCGAGCTTGGCGCGGTCGCCCGTGTGCAGACCGATCTGCTCGCAGTAGATGGCGGGAGCGCAGTGCACGGCCCGCAGCGTCCCGAGCAGATCGGCGAGCGCCACGGCGTCGAGGTCTCCGTTGTCGCGCCGTGGCATGCTGCGCACGTCGAGCACGTCGGTGTCGGTGACGACGGCGATCTTGCCGCTGGCCGCCCCGGGATCGATGCCGATCCGCGGGCCCCGGTGCAGCATGGCGAGCTGGGCGGGGCGGTGGCGGCTCACAGCCAGACCTCGCTCGCCTGCGCCGTCAGCCCGCAGAGCCGGCAGCGCAGGCGTGTCACGTGCCCCCACTGGCGCACCTCTAGGTCGTGGCGACAGCCGGCCAGGCTGGCCTCGGCTTTCGCCTTGCGCTTCCGCCGCCGCTCCGCCTCTCGCCGGCATTCGTCGGAGCACCAGGCCGGCGCGCGCCCGAGCCCTCGGCGGTAGACGTGCTCGGCCCCGCACTCCCGGCAGCGGATGGTCTCGGTGGCGATGTAGCCCGAGCGGCGAAGGCGCTCTCGGACGGCCGCGGCGGCTTGGCGGACTTCGGTCATGGCGTTTCCGCCCCATCACCCTGCGCCGGGAATGCCTGCGGAAGCTCCTGTGCGCCCCGTGGAGCGACGCTCACGTCGGGGGTAATACCTGAGGCTAGGTCCCACCCCGCAATCCACCACAGCCGCCATTGCTCGCGAGGACGCGAGAGCTGCACCAGAGTGCTCCCCTGGTCCTCCGGCGGCAGCACGAGCCGCACCGCCTGCTCCCCGGGCAGGTCGGCCATGTCGCGCAGGAGCCGTGACTGGCGCGCGGCGTAGCGGCAGGCCGCACCTCGAGCCCGGCACGTCAGCTCGTCGTCGTCGCGGGAGACGAGGTAGCGGATCACGCGGCGCTCTCCTGCCGGCCGTAGAGCTCGCGCAGGGCGGCCAGCTCCACACGCACCCGTCGCCGCATCTCGCTCACGTCCGCCTCGTCTAGCGCGTCCACCATCTCGGCCTGTGACGCGCCCTCCGGCCTCGGCGCCAGTCCGTCGAGCCACATGAGCGCCAGCCAGCGTCGCCCCGCCTCCGTGCTGCGGGCGAGCTGCCGCAGCGTCGGCATGGCCGCCGGCGCCGCCGAGCCCGCGAACGTCCCTGGCGGGTGCTGCCGACACCACCCGCGAAACTCGCCCGCCGTCGGCAGCCGGCCGCTCGTGTCACGCTCGGCAACGCCGATCCCGCGCACCACGTCTCCGAGCGTGCAGTGCCCGAGGATCTGCGCCCACGGCTCGGCCCACTGCGCGCCGTATGCACGCTCCCAGCGATCAGCGCCGTAGATCGAGCTCATCCGCGTCCAGAGTCTCGCCATGACGCGCTCCACCCGATCCGGCGTCATGTCTCGCAGCGTCAGCGCCGCCGTTGAGTCGCTGGATCCGGTCGTGGGGTGTCTCGTATCCACCTCGGCCATTCGTTCGCCCTCGGTCTCGGTCCGGCGGGAAGAGTCCCTGCCACCCGCCGGCAATGCTGTGGTCGATCACGTCCTCGGGTCGGTGTCCCTCAGCGCGGAGTCGGTCGAGCTTGCGCCACTGCGCCTCGACTTGGCTCGGACGGAGCGGCTTGCGGATCTCGACGCGGTGCCGGCACCAGCGCTGCCAGCACTCCGCCGAAAGCCACTTTGGCAGGGGGGGGGTAGGGGGGGGGATCTGTTCTGTCTCTGTCTCTTCTTCTGTCTCTTTCTCTGGGGCGTCATGTTGGCGTCGCCGTGGCGTCGTACTGGCGTCATGTTGGCGTCGTCTTTTCTTCGGCCTTTCAAGAAATTGCAGCTCTAACAACTTCTCAAGGTTCGGCTCCGATTGCAGATTGCAGAGACGCTGGATCACGCTTGGATCACTCGGTACGCGCCCGTTGTGCTCGGCTGCGAGCAACCAGATAAGCACTAGGTGCGCCTTCTCGACGTCCGTGAGAGCGACGAACTCCCAGTTCACGAGCAGGGTCCGGTGGAGCTTGATCCACGGGGGTTGCCCGCGGTCCGTTCGGTAGCTCTGCCACCGATCCCAGTTGCGTACAATGAGGTACTCCATACCCCGCAGTTACCCGCGAAGAAGGCGCTGGTAGTCGGAGAACGCCCAGACGTTGGCGCCCCCGAAACGGCTATGTCGGATCGGGCACTGCTTGCGCATGGCGGGCGACAGAGCCTCTAGTCGTCACCGGCACCACGGAGATCGACAATCTCCGTGCTGGTTCGGCATCGTCGTACACCGGCGCGCTCTGAGTGAGCTTCGATTCCGCCAGTCGAGCAAGGCGGTCACGGAAGCTCGGAAAGCGGGCTTCCTGGTTCGCCAGCCAATCGTTGCCGGCCTCGTGCTCTCTCTCGATAAGAGCGCGCTCGCGGGCTTCTACGCTCTCTCTCGATGTGCTCGTGTAGACGTTCTGGATCTCGATCTCGAACCCCCGCTCCTGCTTCGAGCGCTCGTCGCATAGCAGCGTCTCGGCGATCCAGATCGCGATATCGCGCCCGGAGTCGCCGCAGGCCCGAGCGAGCGGGACGACGTCCTCGGCCAGCAGCCGCCGGGTGTCCGTGGGGCTATCTGAGAGCTTGCGGGAGAGGTCGGAGGGGGAGAGGTCCATGTCGGCGGCGATCGCCTTCTGAGGCCGCCTGGAGCGCGCCACGGCCGCACGGCACACGTCGGTGAGGGTCGGGTAGCGCTCTGTCAACCGGCTGTCGAGGTCGAGCTGTAGCTGCACTCGTGAGACTCCCGGAGATCGTGTTTCCTGCCGCTTCCGGCAGGCGGGGGCTAGACGTTAAGCGGCGGACTCCTCGGTCCGCGCCATGCGCACGAGATCGTCAGCGCTTACGTCGACGCCCCTGGTGGCGGCCAGAGTCAGGAGGTCATGCCAGTGCTCGGCCGGAATGCTGTTCCGCTCCGACCACTTCACGACGCGGTGGAATTTGGTTCCGAGCTCGCGCGAGACCGCGGTCGGACCGCCCAGGGCTCGAATGAAATCGCGGAAGGTGTCCATGGCGATTGACTGTAGACAATTCGGCTACCTTTCGCAAGACAGTTTGTGGGGGGTAATGCCGGGTCTGGCGGTGGACAATATGTCTGCCATGCCGAAACGTGAGGACGTCATGTATCGGAAGGCTTTTCGCCGACGTTTGAAGCAGATCCGACAGGACGCCGGCTACACTCAGGCAGAGTTCGCACGCGCCCTGGATGTGCCGGAGAAGACCTACGCGAAGTACGAGTCGCGCAGCCTTCTCCCGACCTACTTGATTCCGAGGATCTGCGAGCTGACCGGGCACCACGCGTGGTTCGTGCTGACCGGGCAGTCACCGGAGAGTCAGCCGGTGCGCCCTAAACCTCTCGCGTCAGTGCTCAAGCTCGCGCCGAGACGACGGCAGTAGGGCCTTCCTTCCCGTAGCCAGATCGGGCGCGCATTTGGTCGCAGCGCGTGTAGACAGTTTGTCTTGACTTCACCCCCCAATTTGTCTACTTTCTCGTAACCGGCCACCCGGCACGGCCATCGCCAGGAGGAGAGAGATGAACACGAAGGAACCCACCCGCAGCCTGAAGGAGGCCGCCATGTCTGCCCCGCTCTTCTCCGTCGTCTACCGCCAGGGCGGCACCGAGCGCTGCCGGTGGAACCAAGTCGCCGAGCGCTACACCACGCGCGCCGATGCGCAAGCGGCGGCGGCCTCGATCGAGCGCCAGGGATACAAGGCGCTGGTGTTCGACGCCGCGAAGCTCGAGTCCATCGGGCTGCCGGAGGGCTGGAGCGCTTCTTGGGAATGGGGCGCGGCCTCGGCCTGAGTCTCAACGGCAGCGGCGGCCTTCGGGCCGCCAAAGCCCAATCGAACCCAATCCGGCGCCCGAATATCCAGAAATATCCAACGACCGCGCGGAAGGCAAAGCCCAAATCCAACCCAAAGAGCCGATCCAATGACTCGTTACACCCTCGCCGACGTCTTCGCGAACAAGCCGTATCCGGACGAGCCGCTCTTCCTCGACCTCTGGATATTCGACATCCCCGACACGATGCGCGCGGCGATCCGTAACGCGCCAGCGAACACCAGAGCGATCTCGTTTAACGCGCATGAGATGCCCGCGAGCCACCGGCACGTGGTTGAGCAGGAGTGCGCGGCGCGCGGCATTGATGTCGTGTGGCGGAGTCTTGGCTAACCCCCACCCCGGGGACGGCGGGGTCCCGCCCGGCGGTCGCCGCCCTTCGGCGCCGGGCAACAGAGGAGAGACGACATGACCACGCTGACCGATGACACAAGGACGCTAGACCGCAGCTCGATAGAGGAACAGTGGGACGGTGCCCGCATCGTGCGAGGCAAGGCGCGCGCGAGGTTCTTCACTGGCCACGGTGTGGAGTACCTGCCGGTGCGTGTCGATATCGACGCAGGGACCGTGCGGGTCTGGGACGCGATTGCGGGGTACTACACGAGCTGCCACTCCTTGCCGGCCGGGGAAGTGCGCCACCTCCTGCGGCTCGCGCGGGAAGCCGCAGCCGCCCCGTGGATGGTGCAATCATGATCGGCCAACCCACCCTGACCGACTGGGCGGACGAGGAGCACGACGCCCGCGAGGCGGGCATCGAGCACCTCGAGGAACTCCTGTCGACGGGCGCGTGCCCGGACGACGACCTACAGCAGCTCCACCAAGCGCTGTTCGACGCGCTCTACATGGGGGCGATGGATGTCCCCTTCGCGCCGCTCTCGCGCATCCGCCCGGAGATCACGCGGGCGCTCGCCCGCCATCTGTACGATTGGTACGTGTCCCGCGCCGCCGAGCGAGCCGCCGAACGGCTGATCGACGGAGAAGGACTATGAAAATCCTGCACCGCCAGTCCGGCGACGCCCTCTACGAGGACAGCGCGCCGACCATGCGCAAGACGGTCGAGGCGGCGGTGCGAGCCGGCGCCGACCTCCGGGACGCCAACCTCGGGAGCGCCGACCTCCGGGGCGCCGACCTCCGGGGCGCCAACCTCCGGGGCGCCGACCTCGGGGGCGCCGACCTCCGGGGCGCCAACCTCGGGAGCGCCAACCTCCGGGGCGCCGACCTCGGGGGCGCCAACCTCCGGGGCGCCGACCTCGGGGGCGCCGACCTCCGGGGCGCCTACCTCCGGGGCGCCTACCTCCGGGGCGCCACGATGATCGACGCCGGCCAGGATTCGCGCAGCTACCGGTTCGTCGCGATCCGCCAGGACGACATCCCCTACCGCGTCTCGGCCGGATGCCGCTGGTGCACGCCAGAGGAGTCGCTGGCGCACTGGGCGGAGGCGCACGCGGACGATCTCGCGCAGCGCGAGGAGTGCCTCGCCAAAGTGGCGCTCATCGAGCGTGTGGCGCGGGCGCGGGGGTGGATCGCATGACCACCTTCCGCCCCTGCCGCATCGCCGAGCTCCAGGCCGAGATCGAGCGCCTACGCCACGAGATCGCCGATCTCAACACCACCGCCGCCATCCGCCAGCGCCAGCTATGGGCGGCGCTCGACGCGGAGCGGGAGGAGGAGGCCGGAGCGACGTACTACCCGAAGGAGGATCGCCCGTGAGCGAGATCGCCACCGTGCAGCCGAGCGGCGCCCTCGAGACGCTGCTGCGCGACCCCGGGAAGCTGTCCGCGATCCCCGTCGAGACGGTCGAGCGCCTCTACGCCATCGACAAGGACATGCGCGCGGAGGCGGCACGCCAGGAGTTCGCCGCGGCATTCAACCGCGTGCAGGGACGGATGACGCCGGTCAAGAAGGCGGCGAAGAACACGCAGACCGGGAGCATGTACGCGCGGGCCGAGGACGTCGATCGCATGCTCGATCCGCTGCTCCAGTCCGAGGGCTTCTCGACCAGCTTCTCGACGACGGATTGCCCGATCGCCGACCACATCCGCGCGGTGCTCACCGTGCGCCACGTGGGCGGGCACGAGGAGCGGCATTACCTCGACGCAGCGATCGACGACAAGGGGATGAAGGGTTCGGCGACGAAGACCAGGCTGCACGGCATGGGCTCGACGATGTCGTACGTACGGCGCTACCTCAAGTGCCAGGTGTTCGACGTGCAGCTCGGCGGGCTCGATGACGACGGGAACGCCGGCGGAGGCATCGGGCCCGGCACCGAGCGGATCACCGATGAGCAGGCAATCGATCTCGACACGCTGATCGAGAACGTCGGCGCGAACCGCGACGGGTTCCTGAAGTTCTTCGCGATCCGCGAGATCGGGGATCTGCCCGCATCGCGACTGCGCGAGGCGCGAGCGATGCTCGAGCAGCGCAGGCGCCGCGGACAGGGCAAGTAGACCGATGATCCTCCTCGACGTCGAGCAGGGCTCGCAGGCGTGGGTCGAGGCGCGGCTCGGGATCCCGACCGCGTCCCGTTTCTCATCGATCGTGACACCCAAGGGCGCGCTCTCGGCCAGCCGCGACGCCTACCTCGCCGAGCTGTTGGCCGAGTGGGCGCTCGGTTACCCGGTGCAAGAGTGGCTGGGGAACGAGCACACCGAGCGGGGCAAGGTGCTAGAGCCCGACGCATTCGCCTACTACGGGCTCGTGACCGAGCGCGAGCCGCGCGCGTGCGGATTCGTCTACCGAGACGCGGCGCGCATGGTCGGTTGCTCGCCAGACTTCCTCGTAAACGATGACGGGGTGGGTGAGCTCAAGTGCCCGATGGCCGGTACGCATCTGCTGTGGCTCGCTCGCGGGATCTGCCCGCGCGAGCATTGGGCGCAGGTGCAGGGCGCCCTGTGGGTCACTCGACGCCCGTGGGCCGACTTCATGTCGTACTACCCATCGCTCCCGCCTCTCCTTGTGCGGGTCGAGCCCGACGAGGCATTCCAGGCCGCACTCGACAAGGCGATCCCCGTGTTCATCGATGAGCTGATCGAAGGCCGGGCGCGGCTACTGGAGATGGGCGTAGAGCCGGCCGGCGGATGGGCGGATGGGGCGTAGGCATTCACTTCGCCCGCGGTGGGCGAGCCGGCGCGGCGGTCCCGCGAGCCTCCAACGCGCTTGGCCGGGGCTTCGGCCCCGGCCCTTTTTCGCGAGGCGATGTGAGATGACCACCCTACGCAACCGCCGCCGCTGGGCGGCCGGGTATGCCCTCGGCACGCGACTCGGGGAGCTGACGGTGGCGGCCATGCTGCTCGCCGTGCTGCTCGCCGTGGCGTTGGTGTGGTGAGGAGGGTAGATGAGGCAGTACAGCAAACGCCGAAAGCGCGGCTGCCCCACGTGCGGCGGACTCGACGCGCGGAGCTGCATGCGATGCTGGGGGCGGACGTGGCTCACCGACTGGTGGGAGACGGAGACCGGCTGGGCGCACTACCCACGCGGGCCGGAGCAGCCGCCGGCCGACGACCGACCGCTGCGCGGGCCGTGAGGAGGGAAATATGAGCGATGACGCTCTACGAAATTCCGTGCCGTACTCGCTGCTCGCCCGGATCTTGCGCAAGGTGCAGGGGGTGCGCGACGCGGAGACCTTTGCTCAGGTGGATGTCGGCGAGGAGGTGATGCGACTGCGCGACGCATTCACCGCGTTGCGCGACGAAAACGCCCGCCTCCGCGCCCAGCTCGCCGAGGTATCCGACGACAAGTATGTCGCCATAACCGCGCTTCTGCGGCACGGCTTCCGGCGCTGCGACATCCCCGCCTGCAACTGCGGGAGTTGGCACCACGTGGACGGGCTGATGGCCCGGTGGCGCGAGCTAGAAGAGGCGCTGGAGCCGTCCAACGGGCAGACGATGCTTGGCCGGGCAAGGGAAGTGGCGGCCCAGCTCGCCGCCGCCAAGGACCGGCTAGAAGAGGCGCGGGGACGATGGCGGGACGTCCAGGCGTGGTCGGTGGAGACTGGCGGATGGGTGTATGACGCGGAGGGGCCAGTAGCGGACCACGACGGCCGCATCGCGGCCCTCGACCGAGCCCTCGCCGAGGAGGGAAAGATGAGAAATGAATGAACCGCTACGCCTGACTCACCAGCGTAACTCATCTCCCCCGGTGGCTCTAGGCGATGAAGTACTCGATGTATCGTGTTCGGCATGCGTGCCACGCCCCGTGCGTGTGCTCCGCATCTACCTATGGGGATTGCGCGTGCGCAGCATCGCGCCTGGGCACCCTGAGCCGTATGACTGCACGCGGTGGGCTGCCCTCTCCGAGCGGGAGGAGCTATGAACGAGCCCATCAAAGGTGCGCTCTACCGGCACAAGAAGGGAGGGCTGTACCGTGTAGACGGGATCGCCAAGCACACAGATCGGGACGGGGTGCTTGTCATCTACCATAGCGTCGTCGGTGGGGTGTTGTGGGCGCGACCGATAGAGGAGTTCATGGATGGCCGTTTCGCCCTCACCGAGGAGGAGAAGCCATGACCGAGCCCACCCTAGCCGAGATGCGGGAGGCGGTGGCGTGGGCCTACCACCGCAGCATCGAAAATGCCTCGTGGCTCGAACAGCGTACGCTCAATCAGCTCGTGCCGGATGCGCAAGAGAGGACCCGCGCCCTCCGCGCCGTTCTGCGCCTCCTCGAGCAGATGGAGGACGACGGGCGATGAACGCGCCCCTGGACCTCGGCGCCGAGCGCTGCCGCTGGTGCGGGCTCCCAGTGAGGGCGGGCGAGCTGGCCGCACTCTGGCGCGGGGACGACCACGCAGGCCGGTATCACCTGGATCTCGCCACCTGCGTGGCGCGGCTGAAAGAGGAGCTGCGGAAACGATGAGCACCCTGCAGATCAACCCCGACTGGCGCGTCACCTCCGATCGCTACTGCTGGATGGTGCAGCGCCGGCGAGTGCGGACGGACAAGGAGACCGGCGAGCAATCCGAGGTGTGGGGAAACGAGAGCTTTCACGCGTCGCTCCCCGCTGCGGTCTCCGCGCTCGGGGAGCACGTGCTGCGCCGCTCCGACGCCGAGGGCATAGCCGAGATAGCCGCTACGCTCGATCGCCTCTCCACGGACGTCTCACGAGCCCTGGCGCCCGTGCTCCGCCTCGACCTGGCCGAGCTGCGGACGGACTGAGCGCACGGCCAGTAGGCCATGGGGTACCTCCCGACCTACGATCGCCCCCGCCGGGGCAGGCGTGGAGCTCAATCCATGCCTCAATACCAATTCGTCGGGGAGATCCTCTTACCCTATGCACGCGAGACTCAGACCGAGCGCAAGCTCACGACGCTCCAGCGCGAGCGCTACATCATCAGCCCTCGACGACGTCCCCGTCGTCTGGGAGCCCCTGCCGGGCGGGCAAACCCGCTTCCTCACCTGCCCGGTGCGCGAGGCCCTGGCTCACGGTAGCCGCGGCGGTGGCAAGACCGAGACCCTCCTCTGTGACTTCGCCCAGCATGTCGGCGAGGGGTGGGGCAGCGCGTGGCGCGGGGTCATCTTCCGGGACGAGTACAAGGACCTAGACGACGTCGTCGCCAAGAGCGAGCGGCTCTTCCGGCGCATCTTCCCCACCGCCCGATTCCTCCGCTCGAAGGCCGACTATCGCTGGGTGTGGCCGAGCGGCGAGACGCTTGCATTCCGCGCCGGCAAGCTTCCCGCCGACTACTGGGCTTATCACGGCCACGAGCTGCCGTTCATCGGCTTCGAGGAGCTGTGCAACTGGGCCGATCCTGGGTTCTACCTGATGATGCACTCGTGCTGCCGCTCGGCGGTGATGGGGATCCCGAAGAAGGTCCGCGCAACCACCAACCCCTGGGGGGCAGGCCACGCGTGGGTGAAGGACCGCTTCATCGATCCCGCCGCGGACGGACGCATCATCCGTGAGAGCACGAAGCAGTGGATCTGGGACGAGGACCAGCAGACGCCGATCGAGGTGCCCGCCCTCACCGCCCGGGTCGCGGTGCGGATCGATCTGCGTGAGAACGTGCACCTGCTCCGCGCGCAGCCCGAGTACGTGGCCGCGCTCGAGGGGATCGAGAACGCCGAGCTGCGCAAAGCCTGGCTCGAGGGCGACTGGGATGTCGTCGTCGGCGGGTTCTTGCAAGGCGTGTGGAGCCGCGAGCGCCACGTGGTCGAGCCCTTCGAGATCCCCGCCCACTGGCGGCGCTGGCGAGCCATGGACTGGGGCTTTCGGCGCCCCTACAGCGTCGGGTGGTACGCGAGCTCGCCCGATGGCGTCATCTACCGCTACCGCGAGCTCTACGGCTACGGAGGCCGCCCGAACGTCGGGAGCCGCGAGACGGCCGCCGAGGTCGCCAAGCGCATCCGCGCGATCGAGGAGCCCGAGCGTCGCGCCGGCGTCGTGTTCGCCCGCAACCCGGCCGACAACTCGATCTGGGACCGCACCGGCGCGGAGAAGAGCATCGAGGAGTATTTCCGGGCCGAGGGTGTGCGCTGGGTGAAGTCGGACAAGAGCCCGGGCTCGCGCATCCGGGGCGGCCAGGTGGTCATCGAGCACCTGCGCGAGGGCACGTTCAAGGTGTTCTCGAGCTGCCGGCACTGGCTGCGCACCGTGCCCGTGCTCGAGGTCGATGAGCACGAGTGGGAGGATGTGGATTGCTTCGTTGGGGGCACTTTGGTGTCGACGCCGCAGGGTGAGCGGCCGATTGAGACCGTTGCCGTGGGCGAGCTCGTCGACACGCCGATCGGACCGCACCCGGTGCTGCGCTCCTATCGCAGCGGTCCCTCGGCCACAGTCCGCCTCGAGCTCAGCAACGGCCGCAGCCTGCAGGGCACTCCGCGGCATAAGATTTACGTGAGCGGGAAAGGCTTGGTGCCGCTCTCGGAGATCCGGATTGGCGATCGCCTGACAGAGGAGCACCATCCATGGGCAGCACTCGACGTGTCACCTATCGCGGCGTCGTCTACCGCAGATCGCCCGCGCGCCGGTACTATCAACCCGCCGGCTACTATCTCCAGCGAGGTTGGACTAGCCTTCACCGCCAGATCTGGATCGACTCCTTCGGGGCTATCCCAGCGGGAATGCACGTCCACCATCGAAACGGCGATCTGGACGACAACCGGCCCGAAAACCTGGAGCTCCTCTCAGCCTCCGAACATGCGCAGCGGCACTATCGCGACCGGCGTGAGGAGCTCGCCGCGCGTCTCAAGGATTGGCGCGAATCGGTACGTGGGCGAGCTCAGCTACGTCGGAATGGTCGAGCATTGCACGAGAGCGCCCCAGAGAGGACATTTGCGTGCGCTCATTGTGGAGGCGCTGCGAGAACACGACACCCGACGAAGCGGTTCTGCTCGCCTGAGTGTTCGCGCGCCGGAGCCGGTTGGCGAACGAAGGCATGCGCGGTCTGTGGCTGCGAGATTCGGTACCGGGCGAATCGCCAGCGCGAGACCCAAACCTGCAGCTATCGTTGTGGTTGGGCGCTCCGCCGTTCCCGAGCCGCAGCCAGTGTACAACCTGACGGTTGATGTCGCTCACCTGTTTCTCTGTTCCGGGGTTGTCTCCAGCAATACCGACCAGGAGGACCACGGGTGGGACGAGACGCGCTACTCCCTCGTCTCCCGCCACACCCCCACCGAGCGCAAGCGCCGAGCGGCGGCGAAGGCCGGCACCACGTTCGACGATCTGACCGCACCTGCGCTGCGGCCGGCTCCGGCGTTCCGAAGAAGGGCGAAGGCATGACGGAATCCGAGCGGGCGATGGTCCTGCGGCGCCTGGAGGAGGAGGGCATCATCGCTGTGGCGCCAGATACCGCAATGCTCGCGCTCCTTCGGCAGGAGGTCTTCGAGCGCGTAGTCAGTGATGCGCAGCGTGCGGTGGCAGAAGAGCTCGACACGCTGAGGGAGTCGTCCGAGGACGAGGCATGGAAATCGTATGCACGAGCCTCCGAGGCGGTGCTCGTTCGCATCGATCGTCGAGCGGCCGGGGCCCGCGAGAGGGCCCGACGCAGGAGAGAGCTCCGTAAGGCGAGTCGCGAGGCTCGCCGTGAGGTGACGCTCAACGTGCTCATCTTGCAGATCGCCGAGCGCGTACGTCCGGGAACGTTAGCGCAGATAACCCGCGCATGCCTGCCTCGGATCCGTGCATGAGCGCGTAGCGCCCTTCCCGCCCCCGTCGCGTGGTATATGGGCTCGCGAGCCCTCGCTGGTGCCTGCCATGGCCGAAGAGACCCTCGCTACCCCGAGCCAGACCCCGCCGTCCGAGCCCGACAGCGACAGCCCCTCGCAGGCGCATTGCCAGCGCCTCTACCAGTGGATCGACGCGGCCGAGCGCTACTGGCAGCCGATGGCGCGGCGCATCGCCCGCAACCGCATCTACGCCCGCGGTCAGGATCTCCGCTACGAGGACACCCCCGAGGGCGAGGACGGCGCCGCCGGCGAGGTCCGCGTCAACATCATCCACGCGAGCATCGGCGCTCTGCTCCCGCACATCTACGCGCGCAACCCGGAGATCGCCTCCACCGTGGCCGACGGGGTCGACCCCCTCGAGCTGCGGGCCGTGAAGAGCTTCGCCAAGACCCTCGGCGTGGTGGTCAACCACCAGCTCGAGCGCGGGGGCCTCAAGGCCGTCGCCAAGCGCTGCATCCGCGGCGCGATGGTGAGCAAGCTGAACTGGGCGAAGGTCACCTACCAGCGGGACTTCCGCATCGATCCCGTGATCCGCAACCGGATGAACGACGCGCAGGACAACGTGCGGCGGATCAACCGGCTGCTCTACGGCATGCAGACCGACGACGCGACCCGCTCGGAGCAGCTCGCGCTTCGCGACGAGCTCCAGAACACGCTCGCCGCGCTCGAGCAGCAGCTCGAGGTGGTGGTGCAGCAGGGGCTCGTCATCGATCGCGTCCAGCCCGAGCACCTGCTCCTCGATCCCGCCATCCCGGAGATCGGCCTCTACCTCAAGAGCCGGCGCATCACCGAGCGGATCTACATGCCGCTCGAGAAGGCGCAGGAGCTCTTCGACGCGGAGCTGCGGGACGCGAAGCGCCTGCCCTGGAACCGCCCGGTCCCGGAGTACCGCCAGGTCGGCGACGAGCGCACCGCCGCGCAGTCGACCGATCCGCAGGTGTGCATCTACGAGACGTGGGATCTCGACTCGATGACCTGCTACCACCAGGTGGTCGGCCAGAAGGACTTCGCCCGCCCGCCCTACCAGCCCGACGCCGCGGGCGAGCGCTGGTACCCCTACTTCGGGCTGTGGTACGACGAGAGCGACGGCTACCTCGTGCCGCTCTCGCGGGTCGAGCTCCTGCGCGAGCTCTCCGACGAGTACCAGTCGGCGCTCACCCAGCGGGCCGAGCATCGCGAGGTGTCGATCCCGCACTGGATCGCGGACGTCCAGACCGATCAGCAGAGCTTGCGCACCTGGCGCTCGCGCGAGCTCGGCGAGGTGGTGCTGGTCGATGCCAACGGCCGGCCGCTCAACCAGGTGATGACCGTCGCCGAGGTGCCGCCGTTCAACCCCGCCCTCTACGACGTGATGCCGACGCTGCACGACATCGACACCATCATGGGCCAGCAGGACGCGGCGCGTGGGGCGATCCTCAGGGCCAAGACCGCGACGGAGGCGAGCCTGCTCGAGCAGGGCCGGGCCGGGCGGGCCGAGGAGCTGCGCGACACGAACGAGGACTGGATCAGCGAGATCGCCGTCTACACCGCCGAGGTCCTCCTCCAGGAGCTCGATCTCGCCGAGGTGCAGCGGATCGCGGGTCCGCAAGCCGTGTGGCCGGAGTTGAGCAGGGACGACATCTTCGAGAAGGTGAAGCTCGACATCCGCGCGGGCAGCTCCGGGCGGCCCGACCGGCGCGCCGAGCAGGAGACGTGGGTGCAGCTCCTCCCCATCCTCGAGCGTCTGATGGACAAGGTGATGCAGATCGCGGCGATGGGCGGCGATCCGTCCCCCTACATCGCCCTCGCGCGAGAGACGCTCCGGCGCTTCGATGACAGCATCGAGCTCGAGGAGTTCTTCCCCATGGCCGCCCTCCTGCCCGCGTTCCAGCCGGGCGTGGGGATGCCGATGGCCGGCCCCGGTCTCGGTGGCATGCCGCCTGCGATGCCGGGGCCCGTCGCGCCAGCGGCCCCTGGCGGGGCCCAGGGCGGCAATGTGGTCCCCTTTCCCAGTGGCGAGGTGATGAATGGCTGACGACGATCTCGACCCCCGAACCGAGGAGGCGCTCGATGAGGCGACGCAAGCCGAGGATCTGCACGAGACCCCCGACGGGGAGACCGAGGAGCCGTCCACTGCTCTCGAGGCGGTCGAGGCGGCGCTGCGGCGCGGTGCAGACGATGACGGAGGCGGACCTGAGGACGCTGCTGCTGCGGGTGTGGGAGATCCCGACGGGTCGAAACGCACCAAGGCTGCTGGCGATGGAGATCCGAAGCGTGCTGATGGGCAGGCGCAGGAGGCCGGCCCCGATCTGACCCCGCCCGAGGGGATCTCCGCCAAGGCGCGCGAGCGCTTCGAGCGCATGGCCGAGGGCTACCGGGAGCTCGACGCTCGCTACCATGAGACGAACGAGCGTCTTACGGGGCTCCAGGAGGTGCTGGCCGAGACCGGCGCCTCGCCCGAGGAGCTCTCGACGCTCATGCACTTCTCGAAGCTCACGCACTCGACCCGCCCCGAGCACCTCGAGCAGGCGTGGGAGATCATCGACCGGGAGCGTCGCGCCCTCGCGGTGAAGCTCGGCAAGGTCGATGCGGTGCCCGATCTCCTCAAGAGCTATCCGGAGCTCGAGGAGGCGGTGCGGAACATGGATCTCACCGAGCAGCACGCGCTCGAGATCGCCCGCCATCGCGAGGCCGGCAAGCTACAGCAGGCCGAGACCCAGCGCACCGCGCACGAGACGGAGTTCACCCAGCGGGTCACTGTCACCCGCGACGCCCTGAACGCCCTCGAGGCACGGCTCTCGGCCAGCGACGCCGACTACGTGAAGAAAGCGCCGTTCCTGCGCGAGGCGATCCCCTCGCTCGCGCAAGCCTACGGGCACGATCCCCGGGCGCTCGTGGCCGCGGTCGAGCGCGAGTACGAGCGGATCGGGAAGATGATGCTGGCCGCCGCCCCCCAGCGCCCGCGTCCGACCCGCGCCCGCCAGGCGCTCTCATCGGGCAGCGCGAGCGGCGCACCCCCGACGGCCGCCCCGAAGAACACCCTCGACGCCATCACCCGCGCCATCGGGCACGGGATCGACGGGTAGGGCGCGTCGCTAACTGTTTGCATCGGGCGCGGCCCATGCGGTAGGGTCCGCGCCGTTCGCTGATCACCCGTCTCCCGCTGCGATTCGCCGGACCTCGCGGGGCCGGTAGCTCTGATCTCCGGGGCCTCGGGCTCCCCACCGGGTGAATGGACCTCGTACGTCTATTCACAGGAGGGGCCCCCATGCCTTTCACGGCCGGAGAAATCGCCGACGCTGGCTACGCCTCGCTCGACCACTACGAGCGCAACCGACCCACCGACCAGATCGCCGTGCAGCGTCCGCTCATGGCGAAGCTGCGCTCGATGGAGAAGGAGTTCCCGGGAGGGAAGCAGTACATCACCCTCCAGCTCCGCACCACCTACGGCTCGAACTTCCAGTGGTACTACGGCGGGCAGACCGTCTCGTACAACACCCGCCAGAGCCTCAACCAGGCGAACTGGGCGTGGGGTAGCGCGCACGATGGCTACTTCATCGACGAGGATCGCCTGTTCCAGAACGGGATCGCGCTGACCGACGACAACCGCGGCGGCCAGCACACCGCCTCCGAGCGCCTTCAGCTCACGAACCTCTTCGAGGAGCAGAACGAGATCCTCGGCGAGGGGTTCGACGAGGCGTTCGATCAGGCGCTCCACCGCGACGGCTCGCAATCGACCGAGGCGATCCCCGGGCTCGATGCGATCGTCGACCAGACCCCGGCGACGGGCGCGCTCGCGGGCATCGATCCCGCGTCCGCCACCTACTGGGTGAACCACGCCACCGGCGGGCTCAGCTCCTCGACCATCATCGCCGGCATGGAGACGGCCTGGCGGGCCTGCGTGCGCAACGGCGGACGCCCCGACTTCATCCTCGCGGGCGAGACGTTCATCGACACCTACCGCGCCGCCCTGCTCGCGGCCGGCGAGTACCAGCTCGCCTCGAGTGGCGTCGTGAAGTTCGACGGTGGCGTCGGCATGAAGACGATGGGCACGGAGACCGGCCTCGCGTTCAAGGGCGTGCCGGTCGTGTGGGATCCGGTCTTCCTCGATCTCGACAGCGTCGAGAGCGCCACCCCCGACTGGATCACCCGGTGCTACTTCCTGAACTGCCGGCACCTGCGGCTGCGTCCGGGCTCGGGGCACAACCGGATCAAGCGCCGCCCGCCCCGGGTGTACGACCGCTACGTCCACTACTTCGCGATCACGTGGAAGGGCGCGCTCGTGACCGACCGGCGCAACGCGCACGCGCTGCTCTCCACCGCGTCGCTGACCTAAGCGGCCGAGCCATCCACCGCTGAGCCCGCCCCCGCCGCGGGGCGGGCCGAGACTGAGAGGAACGAACCATGACGCGAGTCGCGAATCTGGCCCAGGAGGTCATCACGGTCGCGGCGACCACCGCGATCGATCTGCAAGCCCTCGGCTTCGAGTACGGGCGGGGGCGGAAGATCAACCTGCACGTGCATCCCGAGGGCACCACGTCGAACCAGGTCGGCGACGTGCAGGAGTCGAGCGCCTCGGGCACCGGCTTCGCTGATCTCCAGGCGTACGCCGGGGCCGACGGCCACAAGGTGCTCGCCATCAGCCCGAGCAAGCGCTACCTGCGGATCAACAACGAGTCCGGGACCACCGCCGGCTGCTCGTTCGTCATCTCGCAGTAACCCCCAGGCCCCCGGCCCGCGCGGGGGCCCTCTCCAGGAGGCCCTATGGCCGTACGTCCAGATCTGCGCCCGCGCACCACGAGCGACCGCCACTTCCGCCCGGCGATGGTGATGCTCATCATCACGCGCGATTCGCTGAACAAGATCCCCAAGCGCTGCCTCGCCCACGAGACGGAGATCCTCGAGGCCATCTTCGGCCCGGAGAACGTCAAGGCGGTACCGCACGATCCGACCATGCTCCCGACCGTCGTCACCGTCGGCGGCGAGCGCCTCGAGGGCGAGGCCGCGGTGCGTGCGTCGCTGCGGCGCACCGTCCTCGCCTCAGCCGAGTACGGCCGTCTCGCCCAGTGCTACGGCACCATGCCCGAGAGCAAGGAGCTCTGGGTGCAGCACGTCTTCGGGGCGGACTACCGATCCGCGCGCTTCCAGGAGGCCCTGGAGGCCGCCGAGGCGTACGAGCCGGTCATCTCCGGGCTCGACATCGAGGCCATGGGCGGGGTGGTCGAGCGGGTCGACTATCGCCGGGTCCAGGCCGATCCGGGCAAGCAGCCCGTGCTCGACCGGCTGCGCGAGCAGCACCCGGACGCCTTCGTGCACGGCGCGAAGGGCGAGGCTCCCGATCCGAGCGCGCCACCCCCGCTCGCCTCGATGACGAAGGCGCAGATGGTGGGCGAGCTGAGCACGCTCGGCGTCGCGTTCGATCCCTCCTCGACCAAGGCGGATCTCGCCGACGTGCTCGAGGAGGCCCGTGCCCGCGCGGAGATCGGCGAAAACGCCGCGTAACCGATGGCGCTGCCCCTCTCGCCGACGCTGAACGATCTCCGGGGCGAGCTCCAGGCTCGCCTCGGGTTCGGCAATCAGGGGCCGCCCTCGACGCTCCAGCGGGCCAACTTGGACTCCATCATCCAGCGCGCGCAGGAGCAGGTGTGGGACGAGGTGCAATGGGAGCAGCGCCATACCGCCGAGGACATCGCGCTCGTGACCGGCCAGACGCTCTACGACTGGCCCGACGCGGTGGCGCCGGAGTGGCTGACCCGGGTTCAGGTGCTCTACGCGAGCGTGTGGCAACGCCTGCACCGCGGGATCGAGCACGTCCACGACACGTTCACGGCGACGAGCCCGAGCTTTCCGCAGCGCTACGACTTCAAGGGCTCGCAGCTCGAGATCTGGCCCGAGCCCGATCAGGACTACACCGGGCGGATCGAGTACTACCCGCGGCTCGGCACCTTCACGATGGACGACGACCGGGCGACGGTGCCGGGGCGGCTGCTCTTCGCCCTCGCGCTCTACCAGTCGAAGCTCCACTACCGCCAGCCGGACGCCGAGGCGTACGCCGGCGCCTACGAGCGCATGAAGCGGCGGATCCTGCTCGGACAGGCCCGCGGGCGGCGCTACGTGACCCCGACCCGCCGCCACCCTCGCCACGTCGACGACTCCACCGCCGACTACCGCGGCGCCCCGTGGGCGCGCCCCATCATGGAGCCGTGAGCGCGTGACGTTCCCCACCCCCTACGCGCGGCTCAAGGACTTCACCGTCGACACCGCCGCCGACACCCAGGAGCTCAACGACGAGCTCGACAACGTGGGGGCCGTCGCGAACGCGACGCTCTCGGAGCTTCAGAAGATCCAGCGCGATGATTCCGCGCTCGCGAACGGGTCGGTGCACGTCAACGCCTTCAGCGCCGCCGCGCTCGCTCTCATCACGTCGGCGACGTTCTCGGTCGCGGGGACGTGGGCCACCACCACCGTCTACGCGGTCGGCGACATCGTCGCGCACGATCCGGGGACGGGCGACCAGGCGTACCTCTGCCTCGAGGCGCACACCTCCGGCACGTTCGCGACGGATCTCTCGGCCGGGAAGTGGGTCGCCTTCGTGTCGCTGCCGACGATCACCGCCTTCGCCCAGACGCTCCTCGACGACGCGAACGCGGCAGCCGCGCTCACCACGCTTGGCTTCTCCGCGCTCGCGCAGACGTTCATCACGTCACTGACCGGGGACCAGGCGCAGACGAACATCGGGGCGAGTGCGCTCGGGAAGACGCTCTTCACCGCCGCGAGCACCGCCCTTGCCCGCACCGCCCTCGGGCTCGTCATCGGCACCGACGTGCTCGCGCCCTCCGGGAGCGGGGCGGCGCTGACCGACGTCACCGCGAAGGGCTATCTGCACGGGCTCGGGCTCGTGCCGAACTCGGGCGATCCCGACCATGCGATCGACGTCGCAGTGGGCGAGTGCCGGGATGCGGCGGATGCGAAGACGCTGAAGCTCACCTCGGGGCTCACGAAGTCGATCACCTCGACGTGGGCGGTCGGCACGGGCAACGGCGGGCTCTTCTCCGGGGTCACGCTCACCGCCGACATGACGCTGCATGCCTTCCTCATCGAGAAGGACTCCGACGGCTCGCTCGATGCGGGGTTCGACGACGATCCGGCCGCGGCGAACATCCCGGCCGGCTACACCGCCTACCGCCGGCTCGGCTCCCTCGTGATCGACGGCGCCTCGAACATCCTGCCGTTCCATCAGTACGGCGATCGCTTCTGCCTGGATGTGCTGCTGCGAGACGTCGCCGGATCGACCGGATCGACGGCCCGACAGACGCACGCGCTGAGCGTCCCCAACGGCATCACGGTGGACGCTGATATCATCGTGACCTTCTCGGGCGGGGCGGGGGCGAGCTACGCGATCATCACCTCCACCGATCAGCCAGATACCGCCCCGACCTCGTCGCTCTTCGATGTCACGTCCGGCTCGGGAGAGGGCAACTCCTTCCCGTGCCGCGTGCGGACGAACGCGAGCGGCCAGATGCACACGAGGATGTCCGATGCGGGCGGCGGGATCACCATCCACAACCGCGGGTGGTACGACGACCGCGGGAGGGCCGCCTGATGCCCTACGTGCTGCGCGGTCCCGGCAACGCCATCCTCGCCCTCTACCGGCGGCCCCAGCCCGGGCGGGTGCTCGAGCAGCTCGACGAAAGCCACCCCGACGTGGTCGCCTTCCTTGCGCCCCCGAGCGCGGAGAGGCGGGTCGAGGCGGACGCGACGCTCGACGCCTTCCTCGAGATCTACGCCGAGGATGTGGGCCGCCCGGTAGCGCAGATCCGCGCCGCGGTCGCGGATAAGCTCAGGGCCCGGCCGGCAGCGGCGGGGCGCCCCTGATGCCGTCGCTCACGATCGACAAGTTCGACGGCGGGCTCGATCTGCGCAAGGGCGCCGCGGTCGCCGACGCGAACCGGCTGCGCGAGCTGCTGAACGCCTACGTCACCACCGGGCACCACATCAAGAAGCGCCCGGCGCTGACCCGCGTCGCCACCCTCGAGGCGGGCACTGCGGGGCTCGTGGCGTTCGGAGGCAAGCTCAACACCTTCTACGCCTCGGGGCCGGCGGTCACGCACGCGAACACGCTCTTCGAGGCGCACCGCGCGGCGCACCCGAGCGACGCGCTGCGCACCCTCGCGCAGGTGTACCGGGGCGAGAGCTTCAACGGCTACCTCTACGTCTCCGTCGGCTACGACGACGGCTCGACCTACCACCACTATCTCGACGCCGATGACGCATGGGTCGCGGCCACGAACTACGCGCTTGGAGACTTCGTCGAGCCGACGACGCCGAACGGGTTCCGCTACGAGGCGACGGCGGACGCCGGCAGCTCAGACAGCGCCGAGCCCACCTGGCCGACCGTCGTGGGCGCGACCGTGGTCGACGCCGGCATCACCTGGACGTGTCGGTCGAAGGCGATCGCCGATGGGAACTGCCCGCACCATCCGTCCTTCGTGCGGGCGGCGAGCAAGATCTTCTCGCCGAACCCCGACGCCGAGAACGTCCGCTTCTCGGCCACGAACGCGCCGCGAGACTGGACGACGGCGAGCGATGCGGGCTTCCTGCCCACGGGTGTGCAGGCAACCGGGGACGCGGTGCCGACCGGGGTCGGGCGCTACCAGAACAAGCTCGCGGTCAGCCACTCGGATCAGATCCAGACGTGGGTGGTCGATGAGGATCCCGACAACCACGCGCTCGATCAGATCGTCGACGTCGGGAGCCTGTACCCTCGCACGTTCGGGAACGTGAGTCAGGATCTCTACTTCCTCTCGCCCTTCGGGTTCCGCAGCATCTCGACGCTCGAGCTGACGGGGAACCTCCAGGATCTCGACGTCGGCTCGCCGATTGACGAGCCGGCGGTGGCGGATCTGGCGAGCACGACAGATCCGCAGGCGCTCTTCTTCCACGGAGGCGGGCAGTACTGGTGCCACCTCTACGGGGGCGTGGTCTGGGTCTTCACCTACTCGCGCGTCTCCAAGGTCTACGCCTGGAGCCGCTACGAGTTCCCCGTGACGATCGATGCGATGGCGGAGCTTGGCAACGTGCTCTACCTGCGCTCGGGCGACGTGGTGTACCGGGTGGACGCGAGCGCCTACACCGACGACGGCACGCTCTACACCGTGCGCGTCCGGCTGCCCTTCCTGGACGCGAAGAAGCCCGGTCAGCTCAAGCAGTGGCTCGGGGTCGACTACGTCATGGCGGGCGAGGCCGACTGCTCGTTCCTCTATGACCCCGACGACGAGGCGCTCGAGACCGATCCCGTCGCCGTCTCGGGCAACACCGCCGCGAACGGGATGATCCCCGTCGAGTGTATGGCGACGGAGATCGCCCCCGTCTTCGAGAACCGCGACGACGCCGACTGGCAGCTTCAGCGGATCGTCCTCTACCACGACAACCTGGGGCCCATGTGATGTACAACTCCTTCGAGGAATGGGTCGACGCCAACGGGTATCGGCAGATGACGAGTCGCATCGAGCTGCGAGGCACGCCTCGGCTCGGTGTCGTCGGCGAGGTCGGCGGCTCACCGCTCGCCTTCAAGGTCTTCGGCGGGGCCGCAAGCGGGGTGCCGCATTTCTTCCGGGCCACCGCGAACGCCGGCGACGACATCGTGGCCGGCGCCAGACTCCTCGCGGGTTACCCGGACACCTTCCAGGTGAACCTGGACGACGTGCTCCCGCTCGTGCTGGGCTCGCCGCTCACCCGTCTAGACATCGTGCTCTGCGGCACCGTGACCATCGGCAGCCCAGACGATACGAACGGGCGCTCGGTCATCGTGGATGCCAACTTCGGCACGCTGGCGACCGAGGCGGCAGTGCGGGCGAACATGCTCACCTGGACGTTCGACGAATCTGACAACGTCCTGACGGCTCAGCTCAAGACGAGCGGCGTGCTCGACACCAACCATGCGTCCATCGAGGTGAGGGGGGCGAGTCATGCGTAACGCGCTGCCGATCGGGATCTCGCCGCGCTCCAGCGTCGTCTACTCCCACGATCACATTCTCATTCCCTGCCGGGATGACGCCGCCGCCGAGGAGATCGCCTACTCTGGGCGCCTCAGCGGCGATCTCGTCTCGGGCACGATGGCCATCGAGGGCACGACCGGGAGCCTGTTTGACGGCCTTGCATGGGTCACGCCGTCCGGCGACAACCGAGCGGTGTTGACCACGGCCGCGGCGGGAGCGTTTGCGAATTTCGCGAACCTCTCCGGGGTGTTCCTGGCGCTCGGCATGTACAAGTACGCGACGGCGCTGGCCACAAACGACGAGAACATCTTTCAGTTTGGCACGATGGCCGCAAACCCCGGCGGGTGGTACCTGGAGTTCGAGACGTCGCTGAAGCTGCGTACGATGGCGTCCGACACGGGTAACACGCTGTCGCAGCTCGCGGCCGGTGACGCTGTGATCGACCACACCGTTGCCTGCATCGTAGACGCCGTTGGTCTGAAGCAGTACGTCGTCGTGGACGGTGACTGGGCGAACCGGGACGAGGACGCAATCTCGATCAACCTGCCAGGTTCACAGGCGGGAAATGGCTCGGTGTTCAACTTCCTCGCAGGAGCGTTCCCGATCGGCACGATTGACAGCCCCCTCAACTCTGCGGGCGGCGATGTAAGCCTGTCCGAGTGGCAATTTCACCGTCTGGCGAACCGCACGCTCACCGCCGCGCAGATCCAGCGGATCGTCGTGGAGCACGCCGCGATGCCGCGCGAACGGCTGCTGTCCCTGGTGAACTTTGCCTGAGCATGTATACCAACACGTTCGAGGCCGGGCTCCCTGCGACCGGCGCCGCCGAGCGCTGGATCACGAACGGGAATCCAGCCGGCGCCAACTACGTGGTGACGTCCGAGGCAGCGCGGGTGGGCAATGCGGCGCTCGCGGTGTCGCTGAATCGGCTTACGGACACGGTGAGCTATCGGTCGGAATGGCGGCTGCGCGACCACGATGCGACCGGCAATGCGGACAGCCCGAACGCGGAATGGGGCGCGGTGCACGGGATCGGTTTCTCGATCTACCTCCCCGACGACTGGGAGCACGACCCGGACGCGGCGGCGACGTTCTGCCAGATGCATGCGGCCGGGCCGACACCGGGGCTTCCGCCGATCCAGATCCAGGTGAATCCAGATGGCCACTGGCGCGTCGATGCTCGCGGCGCCGCCGCGCCGCTCGGCGCGGACCCCGACGTCTCGCAGACGTGGGTGCTGCACCCAGCGGTGGCGGGGCGGTGGCACGACTGGGCGATCCGCTACGTGTTCGACGGGGCCGGGACCGCCGGCGCTCTCGACGTCTGGTACAACCGGACGCACCTTGTCGCCTATGCCGGCAAGCTCGGCTACGAGGAGGAGGATGCGCCCTATACCAAGTTCGGGATCTACGTGCCCGGCTGGGACTCTGGCGGATCGATCGACTTCATGCGCGTGCTGTTCGATCAGATCGTCGTCGGAAAGGGTGCGGAGGTGAGCTTGCGCGCCCTCTCCCCGGCGACCGATTACTACGGTCAGCCTCGAGTGGCGCTGCTATGACCGGCTCGAACGCGCTCACGTACCCGAGGACGAGGCTCGGTTGATGATCGCCCCCGCCCGCATCCATGACGTGCTGTACGTGTGCCGGCGGATGGATCCGGCCGAGCGCGCGGAGCAGGCGGCAGTGCGGGGCGAGGGCTTCGATCCAGACGAGTTCGCGATGCAGATGTACCGCCTCGGCACCTGTCACGCGGCGCTGGGCCCGGACGGGTTGCCCCGGTACGTGGGCGGGCTCGTGCCGCTGCACCCGGGCGTGATGGGGACGTGGATGGTGCACACGGCCGACTGGCGCCCCTGCGTGCGCGAGGTCATCGACACCTGCACGCGCGCGCTCGAGGCGACGCTCGCGAACGGCACCCACCGCGTGGAGCTGCGAGCCATCGCGACGAACCATCGCGCCCACGCCTTCTACCGCCGGCTCGGCTTCCACGAGGAGGCGCGGCTTCGGGCCTACGGCATGCACGGCGAGGACTTCCTCGTATTCGCCCGGCTGAAAGAGGAGATCTGACGATGTGCCTATTCGGAGGCGGCGGCGGGGACGGGGGCGCATCGGCGCGCGAGGCCGAGCGCCAGCGTCAGATCGCCGAGACCACCGCCCGCATCAACGCGGTGTTCGCCGATCCCTCGCGCGAGGCGGCTTACGGGACGCACCGCCGGAACGTGCTCGATCTGAACATGACCGATCTCGATCGGAGCAAGCAGGAGGCAGACCGGGCGCTGCGCTTCGATCTCGCCCGCCGCGGCATCGCCGGGGGCTCGGCCGACGTGGACGCCGCCGCCGAGCTGCTCGAGCGCTACAACCGGGGCGTAGGCGATGTCTCGCGCCACGCCGACACGCAAGCCGCATCGCTGCGCGCGGCCGACGAGGCGGCCAAGCGCTCTCTCATCTCCCAGGCGCAGACCGGGCTCGACACCGGTACCGCCCAGCGTCTCGCCCTCGACTCGCTCGGGGCGAACCTCGCCGAGGCGAGCAGCGGCGCGCGGCTCCAGGGGCTCGGAAACCTGTTCGCCGATCTGGCCTACATGAACCGCGCGAAGGCGATCCAGGCCGGGCAAGCCGGCGCCCGGCTCCCCTACGACGACACCGCCGTCTATCCCCGCACGTCCTCGGGCTCGGGCTACTACGGCACGAGCGCCCGGATCGGGTAGCCGCGATGTGCGTCATCACCCCAGCGCTGGCGGCGACGGTCGCCGGCACCGCGCTCAAGTTCGCCGCCGAGCGAAACGCCATCCGCCGCGCCGATCGCGAGCGGGCCGCGGCCGGTGAGGGCCAGGCCGACTACCAGCGCCGCGCCTCTCAGGTGGTCTCGCAGGCCATCGAGCCCTACCGGGCACCCGTGCGCGAGCAGGCCCTCGAGCAGGCCGAGCAGGGCGCCATCGCGGCCTTCCAGGGCGATATCGATCGCGCCCGCGCCCAGGGCGAGGGGACGCTCGGCACCCGCATCCAGGGGCGCATCTCGGAGGACTACGACGTCGCCCGGGCCGAGGCCGCGCGCGATCAGATCGCTCGAGCCGCCCGCCTCGCCCAGCTCCTTGGCAAGGTCACCGGCCCCACGCGCTTACGCGAGACTGAGCGGGTCGGGCTCGGTGATGCGGCGACTCAGATCGGCCAGCTCGGCAACTTCTCGTCCGGCCAGTACGGCGTGGACCAGTTGCGCATCCAGCAGGCGGGCCAGCCGAGCGCGCTGCTCTACGGCACGGGCGCGCTGCTCTCCGGGGCCGGGCGCGGGATGGCGATGGCGGGCACTCCGGCGCCGAAGGCCGATCCGACCGACTGGACGAAGTACGGCCCGCCGCCCGGACTCGACTACCCCTCGGGCAAGGCGCTGAGGTAGAGACGATGCAGTACCGTGCAGCCGGTCTCGGCGCCTTCGGGCAGGGCTTGGGCGACCTCGCGCAGTCCTACATGGGCCGCGGCGCCCTCGAGGCGCAGGCCCGGCGCGATGAGGAGAGGGCGTGGGCGGAGCGCTACCTGCGTCAGCAGCAGGGGCGCAAGGCGGGCTTCGAGGCGGACATCGCGGGGGACACCTTCGCGCACCGCCAGCGGCTCGGCGACTACACGAGTCAGATGCTCGGCGCCGCCGGCATCGCAGATCCCCGGGCGGCCGAGGCGCTGGCCGGCATGTACCGCGGCTCGGGCGGCTCTGCGAACGATCTCGCCGGGCTGATGGCGAAGAGCCTCGAGGCGGTGCGCCGGGGCGAGGCGGTCGATGCCTACCGCGCGGGTCAGCCGGACCTGACGAACGTGTTGCTGCGGGCCGGGGGCGCCGTGCCCTACGAGCCGTTCCGGGCCACGACCCACGGGGCCATCCTCGACCAGGGGACGGGGGCGGTGCGTGAGGACACGGGGCTTGCTCGGGCCGCGCTCGGGGCAATCGCGGCCGATGAAGCCCAGAAGCGGGCGGCGGCCGGGTTGAGCACAGAGCGCGGACGGATCCTCGCCGAGCGTGCTCCCTACGACCTCGAGCGCATTCGGGCGCAGGCCGAGCTCGCCCGGGCGCAGGCGGGGCTCGCCGGCTCGCTCGCGGGCGGCGTCGGTCTCGGCACCGTGCCGCTCACGAAGGAGAAGCGGGCCGAGCTCCAGAACCAGATCACCGATCTCGACACCGGCCTCGCCGCGCTCGATCGGGCGCTGACCGCGATCCCGCAGGGCACCGGGATCGGCTCTGCGATGCAGCAGGGAGCGAACTGGATCACGGGCCAGGCGCAGAGCCTTGGGGCGCCCCTCGAGGCCCCATTCCCTGAGACGGCCGAGGCGCGTGCCAACCTGCGCGTGCTCGAGCGCGAGCTGATCCGCACCCTGGCCGCGAACCCGCGGTTTCCGGTCGCCGAGCAGGAGGTGATCCGTCGGCTCATCCCGACACCCGACGAGTGGCTCGGCAACCCCCTGGACTCGATGCAGCGGTTGCGCAGTCTGCGCGAGTTCGTGGTCAACAAGCGATCGGACGCCGCCGGCCAGCTCGGAGTCGCACTCCCGGACGAGACGCAGGACTTCTCGCGCGTCATCGGTACGTTGCCCCTCGAGCAGATCATGCTTCTCGAGCCGGAGCTGCTGACCGAGCTCGAGCGGGCGGCACTCGCCCGGCGTCTCGACCAACTCGAGCAGGGGGGGCGCTGATATGGCGACGCCCGCGACCGACCCGGCCCTCCTACGTGCACGCCTCGAGCGTCTGCGTCAGGCTGGGCCGGCCCCGATGGACCCTCTCGCAACGCCGTCGCTCGGCCCCGGCGCGAGCGGACCTGGACTCGGCGATGCGTACCTGAGTGCGACCGGCCCTGGCCCGCTCGGGCTCGGGGATCTCGCCGAGCCCGCTCTTCCGGTCCCTGTGGGGGGCGAGAGCAGCGCCTTCTCGGGGGCTGTGGGACCGCGTGAGCGCCCGGTGGAGCCGTTCTCCCGCGCCGCCGGTACCCCTGCCTACCCCGGAGGGGCTATCGCGGCCCCAGCGGGCTCCTCCGCGCCGCTCGCGGATGCGGCTATGGCCGATGCAGAGCGCTCTGGGCTCATGGATTCGCTCGGCGAGATCGCCGCGGACGTCCTCGGCAACCTGAACGTCGGCATCGTGCGGACCCTCGGCTTCCCCTCGGATGCGATCAACGCCGTCCTCGGGCTCGATCCGTCCCGCTCGGCCATCGGCTCGCAGGGCCTCCAACGCGGGCTCGCGGCCTTGAATGCAGCCCCGCCCCCGGGAGAGGAGGGCGAGGACTTCCTCTCGCGCACCGCCCAGAACGTCGGCGCCGCGGTGCTCCCCTTCGGCGGGGCCGCGGCGGCCGGCGCGCGGATCGCCGCGAGCGGTGCTCCGGCGGTGGGTGGCCTCGCGAAGGCTGCGCTCACCACGCTGCACCATCCGATCGCCGCCGGCGCGGTCGAGCTCGGGGGGGCCGCAGGGGCCGCCGGTGGCGGCCTGCTCGCCGAGCGCATGGCGCCCGATGCACCGGCCGCACGCATGGTCGGTGAGCTGATCGGCGGCATGACCGGTAGCGGGCTGACCCAGGCGCTGCCCCGCGTGTCCCCGACAGCGCTCGCAGCGCGTGGCGTGCAGGCGGCCCGCCGGGCGGCACCGTTCACCGGCACCGGGGCACGGGCACGCGCGGCCCGGCGTCTACAGTCGCTCGTCGAAGATCCGCAGGCCGCTGCGGCGCGCCTCGAGGCGGACGACGTCCTCCCCGGTGTCTCACCCGCCCAGCGTACGGGCGAGCCCGGGCTCGTCGCCCTCGAGCGCGAGGTCGCCAAGCGAAACCTCGAGGTCGGCGGCGGGCTCGATCGCGCCCAGGCCGGCACGACGGCCCAGGCGCGCGAGGCCTTGCGCTTCAGCGGCCGCCCGCAGGACGCGCGCCGCTTCCTCGAGGACGTGACCGCCCAGGCGGCCGAGCGGGCGCGCCGTCGTCTCGAGCGATTGCGCCCCAGCGCCTCGATCCGCGAGGCCTCACTCGCCGCGCGCAGGGAGATCGACCGGGCGTTCGACGCGGCAAAGTCGGTCGAGAACCGCTTGTGGGCGACCGTGCCCCAGGACGCGCCGGTGCGCCTCGAGCGCGCGCAGGCGCTCCTGCGTGACGAGCTGCTTGGGCGGACCGTCGCTGACGATCCGGCCGACCTGCCTCGGTTCGTGACCGGGCTGCTCGGCGAGCTCGACGACGCGGGGGACCTCGCACCCGGTCGGCTCGGGGTCGAGAACGACCTCAAGGCGGTGCGGACGCTGCGCTCGCGCATCGGGAAGGCGGCTGCGGCCGAGCGGGCGAAGGACGCTCCCAACCGCAACAAGGTGCGGATCCTCGCCGGGCTCGAGCACGCGCTGCTTGAGGATCTCGCGGCCAGCCCCGGAGGCCCCGAGCTCGAGCGGGCGATCGACTTCTCGCGCGACCTCAACCAGCGGTTCCGCCGCGGGGTCGTAGGCGAGATCCTCGGCTTCGAGCGCACGGGTGAGGGCCGCATCGCGCCGGAGTCGACACTCGAGCGGGCGCTTGGCGCGCGGGGCGAGGCGCAGGGCGTCGCGGTGCGTGAGCTCGAGGGCGCCACCGCCGGCAGCTGGGAGCGCGTGCAGGCGGCCCTGCGTCAGCTGGAGGGCGAGGCGCCGACCTCACCCGCACCCGGTGCCGCGGCCGCCCCCCAGGCCTCCGACAGCGTCCGCGACTTCATCCGCGCCCGCTTCCGGGAGCAGGCCGTCGAGCCCCAGAGCGGGCGGGTGGATCCGGCGGCGGCTCAGCGGTTCCTGCGCCAGAACCGCGCGCTGCTCGAGGAGGTGCCGGCGCTTCGCGACGAGATCGCGCAGGCCGCGAGCGCGCAGCGCGCCGTGGACACGCGGCTCGGGCGCCCGACGCCCGGGGGCTTGAGCGCGATCCACCGGGCGAAGACGGCGACGGCTGCCTACCTCGAGGCGCCGGTCGACCAGGAGATCGCGCGGGTGCTGCGAGCACGCGATCCCGCCCGCTCCATGCGCGAGCTCGTGCGCGAGGTCGGCGGCGATCCGTCGGGCGAAGCCCTGCGCGGGCTCAAGGCGGCGTTCGGGGAGTTCCTCGCAAAGGGGAGCGAGACCGCGGCCGATCTGGCCGACGGCGCCTCGGCGCTCTCAGGACGCCGCATGCGCCGGCTCCTGAGCGAGCACCAGGGCGTCGCCGACGTGCTGTTCAGCCCCGAGGAGCGCGCGCGCCTCGGCAAGATCGTCCGCACGCTCGAGCGTTTCGACGTCGGCCGGGGCCGGGTGCCGGACATCGGCGGCGACGTCATCAAGGACGCGCCGGCGACGATCATCGACCTCGTCGCTCGCACGCTGGGTGCGCGTCACGGCGCGGCACTCGGGGCCGGAACCTCGGGGGCGTCGTTGCTGACCGCGCACTTCGGGGCGCAGCGCGCGCGGGAGCTGCTCCAGAGCCTCACGAACGACCAGGCACGCGATCTGCTGATCGGTGCGATCACCGACGAGAAGCTGATGGCGGCGCTGCTGCGCGACCAGACCAAGATCCCCTCGACCCGCCGGGCGGCGGACTTCCGGGTCCTACGCGCCTACCTCGGCGTTCCGGCCTCAACCGCGGCGCGTGGTGGCGAAGAGGAGCGCCAGGAGCTGCCGGAGGGTTCGGCGCAGGCGCTGCGAGAGCGGCTTCAACGGCTTCGAGCCTCTCAAGGAAGGGCAGATCAGCCTACGGCCGGCGCGGCCGAGGGGCAACGCCCGGTGTCCCCGGCTGCGCCCCCCCCGAACGACCCGCGCGGGATCCGATCCTTCCTCGAGCGGGAGCTTGCGACGCCATGACCACGCCGCTCGCCCGGTTCCGGCAGCAATGGCCGCAGTACGACGATCTTCCCGACGCGGAGCTCGCCCGGGCGCTCTGGGCGAAGTATCGGAGCGAGGGCGGCGCCGAGGTCGCGGACGTCACGCTGGAGGCCTTCGCGGCGCAGCTCGGGGTGAACCTCGCCTCCGGGAGCCAGGCCGGGGAAGAGGCGCCGCCGCCAAGCCAGCCTGCGCCGTCTACACCGCCCGAGGAGGCGCGCTCGCCCGCGCCCGAGGGCTCGGTATCCACGGCGGCCCCTGAGCCCGCGAATGACGCGCAGGAGGCGCCTGCGGGCTACTCGAACGCCTCCGTCGGACGGCCGCTGCCCGGTCCGGCACGAGCGCGCCCTGTCAAGCCGCTCTCCGAGATCCAGATCACGGAGCGCGTCCAGGACGAGTTCGGCAGCACCTACGAGGTGAGCCGACCGGCCGAGCAGGTGCTCGCCGAGCACGACCAGCGCCTCTCCGCGCTCTCGGCGCTGCTAGATTGCCTCGCGGCATGAGCACCAAGACCCTGACCCGCGAGGAGCTGAAGCGCCTGAAGGCCGGCGGCGCGAGCGTGCGCGTCATCGAGCGAGTGCAGGCCGCTCTCGACAAGGCCGCGCAGGCGCCAGAGATCAAGCCGGCACCCGTCACGCGTCCCGAGCCTGTCGAGGTGCGCCTCGCCGATCCCGACACCCTCGAGCGCCTCGTGCGCGAGGAGCGGGCGACGCGGGCGGCGCTGGTCGAGGCCCTGGCCGAGCTCGAGCGCGATGCCCCGCCGCGGCGGTGGCGCTTCACCGTGGTCGAGCGCGACCGCGACGGTTTCATCCGGGCTATCGAGGCGGAGGTGATGTGATGGACTACGCAGCGCTCAAGGCGCTCATCGACAGCGAGCCGCTGAATGCAGGCCGCACCGATGCCGAAGTGCTGTCATGGCTCGGCGAGTCGGTGTCCGTGTTCGTTGACGTACCATGGCTCGACGTCGCGATGTGGCTCGTGGCGCAGGGGATTGACCGTGCGACGCTGACCACGCAGGCGACGAGCGGCAGCGCCGCCAACAAGACCGCCGCGCAGTACATCATCGACGTGATCACCGCCGGCCAGCCGCTACAGGCGACCGACCAGCGCGTGCGGGACACCATCGCCGCCTCGGGGCTGACCACGGGGCAAAAGCAGGCGCTGCTCGCGCTCGCAACGGAGCAGCGACCGAGGTACAGCACGGCGGGGTGGAGCGGCGTCTCGCTCCAGATCGTCGCTACGGCGAGGGCCTGGTAATGGTTGCCGCAGTCAAATGGGAAGACGGGTTCGGCACGCCGACGACGCTGCTCAGCACCGACCTCAACTCGCTCGCGAACGACACCATGAGCGCGGCGTCGAGCGAGTACGACAACGGCACGAATCTCAACACCTACGCATGGTTCGAGCTGGTGCTCGCGAGCCTCACGCCGACCGGGACGCCGCGCGTGGACATGTACATGACTCGCGAGCTGGACGGGAGCAACTACGAGGACGCACCGCTCACCGGGGGCGCGAACCAAGGTCATCTGTTCCTCGGCAGCTTCCCGCTCACCACGAGCACGAGCGCCAAGCGCGTCGTCATCGGCCCGTTCCTCCTGCCGCCCTGTGCGGTCAAGTTCTACTTGGACAATCAGAGCAACGTCACGCTCGGGTCGAGCGGAAACACGCTGAAGATGGGCATCGACAACTTCGAGAGCCAGTAGTGCGGCTGGAAGCGCTCCCACCCACCGCGCTCGGTCCCTACCCGGTCGCTCGACCGGATATCGGGCTGCGCTTTCTCGCGCTGCCGAGGTACGTTGGAGAGACGAGCCTCGTCCGGCACCGCGCCGCGAATCCAGCGGTGCTCACGCCTGTCGGCAACGCGGCCACAATCGGCGATGGCCGACTCGGGCCGGTTATGGACGTGCCGGATGCCAGTGGACTGCAGTGGAGTGCGATTGACGCCAACATCCTGAGTGGGCTGTCGTCCGTTTCGATCTGCATCTACTGCCGACTCACCACGATCGAGTCATTCGGTGGATGGTTCGGTCTCGGCGGAACGGATGCCCGAGGCGTGCTGCACGTGTTCTCGGGTGGCTCGACTTGGGCGATGCGCACCGTCACGACGAACGTCAACTTCGGGAATGCGAGCATTGCCGACAGCCTGTGGCACGCGCACGTGATCACCTACGATCTCTCCACCGTGACGCACTATATGGACGGTGCTCAGGCTGGCTCGGCTGGCTCGTACAGTCAACCGTTTGGCACGACCTATACGAGCGTGATCCGGCTCGGTATGGCGGACAACATCAGCTTCGTCTCGATGGGTCAATACGCCGTGTTTGCGGTGCTCGATCACGATATTGGGCTCGCGGGCGCCGCCGCATTCGCCGCAAACCCATACCGCTACCTGGAGCCCCGCCGTATCTTCGTCCCCGCCCCGGCGGCGGCGGGCGGGGCCATTACCGGCCTCCTGCGCAACGACGTTTCGGCGATCACCAAGGGCCACCAGAGCGTGCGTGCGTCGCAGCTCGGCGGCGTGCTAGTGGGGTAGGGCCATGAGGATCGCGAGCGGCGTCACCGACCAGGTCATCTACTTCATCGCGGTGGACGCCACCGACTACGTGTCGCGTGAGACGGGCCTGTCGTCGTTCACGGTCTATCGGGACCGGAACGGCGGCGGTTCTGCTGCGATGACCACGCCGACCGTGACCGAGGTCGACGCGACGAACATGCCCGGGGTCTACAAGCTGCTCCTCGACGAGGACATGACGATCGGGGCTGGCAACGAAACCGAGGAGATGGTGTTTCACGTCACCCATGCTGGCATGGCGCCGGTCACGCGCACGATCGAGCTGTACCGCCCGAAGATCACGGCCGGCAACACGCTGGGGGTGGGCTCGGACGGCGACCTCCTCGAGGTCAACACGCTGACCGGGCACACGGCGCAGACCGGAGACAGCTTCGCCCGCCTCGGGGCGCCGGCCGGAGCGAGCGTGAGCGCGGACGTTGCGGCCGTGAAGTCCGAAACCTCGGCGATCGTGGCCGACACGAACGAGCTGCAAACGGACTGGGCGAACGGCGGCCGGCTCGACCTGATCGTCGATGCGATCCTCGATGACACCGACCTCATCGATGACGGCACGAGCGGGCTCGCCAAGATCGCCACCGACGTCGCCGCCATCCTCGTTGACACGAACGAGCTACAGACCGATGACATCCCGGGCGCCATCGCCGCGCTCAACGACCTGAGCGCCGCCCAGGTCAACGCCGAGGTGGACGCGGCGCTCGCCGACATCAACCTCGACCACCTGGTGGGCACGGCGGCCGGGATCCCTGCGGTGCCGGCGGGCACCTACCTCGACCAGATCATGGACGACGGCACGGCGACCTACGACCGCACCACCGACAGCCTCCAGGCCATCCGGGACCGGGGCGATGCAGCGTGGACGACCGGGGCCGGCGGCTCGCCGCCCGACCTGCTCCAGTCCACCACCATCGCGACGCTCGCCTCGCAGACGAGCTTCACGCTGACCGCGGGCTCGGCAGACGACGACGCGTACAACGGGGCG